CACGCTGCTGAACCCGGACGTGCCGCTGGTCTGCGGGTTCGATTGGGGGCACAAGCATCCGGCGGCGGTCTGGATGCAGTTCACGCCGCAGGGGCAGTTTGTGGTCCTGGGGGGAGTGCTGGGGAGCGACCTGTTCATTGAGGACTTCCTGCCGGCGGTAGCGCGGTGGGAGGCGGAGTGGTTCCCGAACGCGGAGCAGCGGTGGTATACGGGGGACCCGGCGGGGGACGCGAAGGCGAACCAGGGGCAGCGGCAGTCGGCCTCCGATTTGGCGCGGAGCTACGGCTACGTGGTGCAGACGATTGGGGGCGCGAACCTGCCGGAGGTGCGGAACCGGGCGATTCAGGTGGCGGCGCAGGCGATGCGGCGGCTGACGGCGGTGGGGCCCGGGTTCGTGGTGGACCGCTCGCGCTGGGTGGAAATTGGGCCGGGGACGCGGGTGAAGTTGCGTTCCGAGGTGATGGTGGACGGGTTGGAGGCGGGGTTGACCTGGGATGAGCGGGCCTACCAGCTCGGGCAGGCGGGGAACGTGCGGCGCATCATGAAGGAGGGGCAGGGGGCGATTTATACGCACCTGTTCGACGCGCTGACCTATTGCGTGTTACGGTTTGGCCCCGGCGCCATGAACGCGGGCGACGTCGCTCGGGAACGGGCGCGGGCGGAGCGCCGGGCGCAACGCGACGATAAGGACCATCGGGAGCGCGACCGGGCGAGCTGGCCGCGGTGGGGTGGCATCGTGCACGAACCGAGGTACTGATGGCCCGACGCATGAGCAACGCGGCGGCGCCCCTGCCGCCAGGGTGGACCGAGGACAAGACCACCGACCTGCTGGAGTTCCTGAACCGGGAAGTGCGAGCGGGGCTGGTGGCGCGGGACGCGGTCCTGCGGGACGGGGGCAAGCTCGATGAAGCCTACGCGATGTATGACGCGCAGGCCCGGAACGTGAAAGACGCGCCCTTCCCAGGGGCGGCCGACCTCTCCAGTCACATCGTCACCGAGAAAGTGGACGCCTTGCGGTCCCGGCTGACCAAAACGCTCCTGGCGGAGCCCATTTGGTCCGTCGAGGGCTACGGGGCGGCGGCGTCGAAGGCGGCGATGGTCGAACAGGTCCACGGGTGGCTGGCCTCGGTGGAGCGGGTGGGCGTCTGGATTCAGAAGGTGTGTCACCTGGGGCTGATGGAAGGGACCGGGGTGCTGGAGTGCGCGGAGGCCGTGGGCACGGTGAGCGAGCGCCGACGCATGAAGGCGGTCATTGCGACGAACGAGGAAGGCTCGATGCTGATGGGGCCGAACGGGCCGGAGCCCCAGATTGACGAGCAGGGCGAGTTTGTCGAGGCCGGCGCGGACGACGACCAGACGGTGGACGTGGACATCGAGCAGCTCGTGGGCGTGGGCAAGGGGCCCAGCTATCGGGTGCTCTCGCTGAAGAACTTCCTGGTGCTGCCGGGCCACGCGGCGGACCAGCGGGACGCCTGGGGGTTCGTGAAACGCCTGTATCCGCGCCTCGGGGACCTGTTGCAGCGGGCGAACGAGGGGATTTACGACGCCGACGCCGTGAACCGGCTGTCGGAAACCAGCGATCGGCTGGATGTGGACCAGCCGCAGAAGCTGAGCGGCCAGGAGCTCGCGTCCCAGCAGGGGCTGTCGGTCGAGAAGGAGATATTCGAAGCCCAGGTGCGGTTGGCGGTGGGCAAGGGGCCGGAAGCGTGGTGGCTGGCGACCTGGAGCATGGCGCAAAACGAGCTGCTCCGCCTCCAGCGGGATGACGTGGGGCAACCGCGCTACTTCCTGTTCTGCCCCTTCCCGAATCCGCTGTCGGTCTACGGCTATTCGCTGGCCCAGAAGCTCTCGACGCTCCACGCGGAGCACACGGGCATCCGCAATCAGGTGGCGGATCGGTCGAATATGGTGACCAACGCCCCGATTAAGCGCCAAGTGACGTCGGCCTGGGACCCGAACGAGGTCCCGTGGGCGCCGGGGGCGGTCATCGACGTCAACGACCCCAACGAAGTGCAGGCGATGATCGTGCAGGACGTCCCTGGCAGCGTCGTCGGGCGCGAAAACGGGGTCCTGAACGCCGCAGAGCGCATTTCCGGGCTGAATGACACGGCCCTGGGGCAAGTGAGCGCGTCGAATACCACGTTGGGCGAGGTCCAGATGGTGTCGGCGGCCTCGGCGGTGCGGGTGGACGAGTGCGTGTTCAACCTGGGCGAGGTCCTGAGCGACCTGTTCATCGTCCGGCACACGCTGTGGATGCGAGCGGCCGAAGTGGCGCCCCTCGCGCCCCCGAAACAGCTGATTGACGCCCTGGCGGCCCGCGGGATGGACGCCTCGGGGGGCATTTCGGCGCAGTGGTTGCGCGGGCAGTTCCGCGGATTGGCGCACGGGTCGTCGGAAGCGGCGGATGTGAACCGCCAGCGGAGCAATTTCGCCCAATCGCTCCAGGCGATGCAGCAGCTGTCGCAGCTGAACCCCGCCCTGAGCCAAGTGCTGGGGTCTGCGGACGTCTTTCCGGCCCTGGTCGATGGGGTGCTCCGGTTGTATGACTTCCCGACCCGCCACGAGGTGATGCGGGGCTTACGAGAGTGGCAATCGAAGGCAAAAGCCGCCGAAATGGCGCAGCCGTCGATGCCACCGGGCGTTCCTGGTCAGCCCGCCGGGCCGCCAGGACCGCCCGGCGCGTCTGCTGAAGGCCCCGGAGGGCCGCCTGAAGCGGGTGGCCCGCCGGGAGCGCCACCGGGAGCGCCCCCAGGACCGGGTGGCCCGCCGGGACCCCCGCCGCCGACGTCGATGCCGCCCCAGGGGATGCCACAGGGCGCCAACCGCGGGATACAGCGGGGTATGGAGCATCTCCAGCAGCTGCCGCCGGGCATGGTGCAGTAGATGCGCGAGGTCAAGCGGGTGCTCCACGTCGAAACGAGCGGCCAAGCGCGGGATTTGCTGGCGCTGATGCAGGCGCTGGTGGCCCACGAGGGCTGGGCGCTCTACGTGCAGCTCATCGAGGCGGCCTACTCGGACGAAGCGTTCGCGGGGCAGGCCACGGGGTTCATTACGGGGACCGGGCCCGTCGAGCGGCAGCTCGCGGAGCTGGTGGGCCAGCGCAAGGCCGCCCGCTACGTGACGTCGCTGCCCGTCCAGGTGATCAACCAGTGCCGGGCGATGATTGGCGAGGAGAACCGTGACGACGTGGAGGCTTCGGCCGGATCTGGTTAGGGTGGCGGTGCCGCCCAGGCGGGCGCGGCTGAGCGAAGCGGGCGTCATCGTGCTGCCGGCGGACGGCCCGCACCTGGGGCCGTTTATCGGCGTGGTGACGCAAGTCGGCCGGGACGTGCGTGACTTGAAACCGGGGGTAGGCGTAGTCTTTGGCTCACTGGTAGGTCAATGGTGGGACGGTGACCTGCTGATTGCGGTGGCGGACCTCGATGCGGTGCTGGAGTAAGCCCTATGCAGCTTGAAAACCCGGACGGCAGCGCCGCGCCGGTCGATTCCCCGGACATTCCCCAGACCCCCATCCAAGAGGAACCCCCGCCGCCGGTGGCGGACGAGGACCAGCCCGAGGAGCCCGAGCCCGGCGAACCGCAGGACCCGCGCCGGGGCTCGATGCTGGCGGACCTGATTCAGGAGCGCACCCGCCGGCAAGTCGCGGAACAGAGCGTCGGCCAGTCGCAGGAGCTGATTCGGGCGGTGATGCAGGCCCCCGGCGGCGCCGAGCTGCTGCAGCGCATTTCCAGCGGCCAGTCGGCCACACCCGAGGAGGACACCTCCGAGCTGGAGGCGATTGCCGCGGACCTGGGGCTGCTGAAGCCGGACGGCTCGATGGACCTCGACACGGCGCGGCGCATCAACAGCCGCACGTCCCGAAGCGTCCAGCAGGCGGTGCAGCAGGCCGTGGCGCCCCTGCACCAGCAGACGCTGCAGATGCAGGCGGAAGGCGCCATTCAGCACACGCTGGTGGTGGCCCAGCGGTTCGGCGCGGACCCCAGCATTGTCGAGCGGGGGCTCCGGGGCGTTCCGGCCGAACAGGCCATGAACCCCCAGGTGCAGCAGGCCACGATTCTCATGGCGCTGGGGCTCCAGGGCATTGCCGGCCCTGGCGGCGGGGCGCAGATTCCGCAGGGGGGCGGGAACGCCCCACTGGTGACCGAAGCGCCACGGGGGCGCGGCCAGGGCGCCGCGAGGCTCGATCCGCTCTGGCGAGGGCGGCTGAAGTCAGCCGGGCTGAGCGATGGCGAAATTGACGGCTCCCTGCGGAACGTGGACCTCCGCCGGCCGCAGAAACTGGAGTAGCGCGTGACCAAGCCCAAGAAATCGCAGGATGTGCTGATTCGGGAGTCGCGCATCCGCGCCCGGCAGGCGGCCGAGGCCGAACAGGCGAACCGGGACGTCAGCCCCCAGGCGCTGATGAAGAAGTTCGCGGAGTTCGAAGGCATCGAGGTGGCGGAGCGCCGGCTGGCGAATCCCGACATCTGGCACTCCGTGGCCCAGCGGCTGGTGGACGAACCGCCCTTCGCGGAGGACCCGCACGGCTACCGGGCGCTCTGGGCCCTGCGGTGGATCAATACCTCGACCCCGAACCGCTACAGCCACGTCATCGGCAACCTGGGCTATGTGCCCGTGAAGTGGGACGAGCTGCGGGACGCGGACAAGCTGGCCGGCGCCTGCCGGGACAGTGAGTTCGTGCGCCGCGGCGACAAGGGCGTGGAGCTGCTGGTCAAGATGCCCCGCGAGCTGTTCCTGGCCATCAAGGCCCGGCAGCGCGAGGTGGCCCGGCTGGCTTCGACGCCGGAAGGGCTGCAGCGGGCGGCAGCGGCGGACGCGGCAGCTCGTGGCGCGGACGCTGGCGCGATCGTGGGCAGCATCCGGGCCGGCGCTCCAGAAACGCTGACGGGGGAGAACAGCTGATGCCGCTCAAGCGCGGCAGCTCGCGGAAGGTCGTCAGCGAGAACATCAAGACCGAGCTGGCCTACGGCAAGCCCCAGAAGCAGGCCGTGGCCATCGCCCTGTCGAAGGCCGGCAAATCGAACAAGAAGCGGTAGGAGAACCCAATGAACAGCAGACTGGCACTCATCACGTTCCTCGACGGCGCGGGCGGGGGCAACTACCCCGACCAGAGCCTGCCGCCCTACGGCGGCCCGGTCGATCCTGGCTACGGCCAGGGCCACCCGCTGCCGCCGCATCCGTGGTTCCCTGGGCACGGCGGGTTCCCGCATCCGGGCCAGGGGCTCCCTGGCGGGGGCAACTACCCGACGACCGGCCCGGTGCTGCCGCCGGTGCCGAATCCCCCGACCATCGACAACACGCTGCCGAGCGAGACGCCGCCGCCGCAGATTTCGTTGCCGATCTACCTGCCGCCCGAGATCAACCCGACGCCGCCTGACCAAGCGCGGAAGTTCGAACTGAAGTACTCGGTGCGCTACGGCTGGGTCCTGGTGCCTGTCGGTCAACCCCCGGTTCCCGAGCCCAAGTAGTCATGGCCAAACGGGTGAGTGTTCCACGTGACATCCCGTTGTACGCTCACCCGATTTGGATTCCCTGCCACGACTGCGGGGGCTGGTGGTGCCTGCGCCACTGGCAGCACACCGAGGATTGCTCCTGCCCGGAGATCGACACCGGCGAGTGGACCGAGATCGACCCCTACACCGGGTGGCGCCACGATGAGTATGCGAAAAGGGCCGAGGCTGCCCTATTGGGCGCTGGGCGAGAGGTGGAGGAAGGACGGGATCGTGGAGCTGATTTGCGTCCACGACGCGGCCCATCCGAACCAAGAACGCAGTGAGCCGCGCCTCCGGGGCCGCGGCCGTGCCTGGGCTGATGCCAATGCCACCCACACCTGTTGCGGACTCTGTCCCTGCGGAACCCCTGCCAGCGCCCGACAAGCCGCGGGCGTTTCGTAGCGCCCGGAAGGGCGCGAAGGCCGAACGCAAATGCGTCAAGCTGCTGGAGGCCGCCGGCTACCTCTGCACCAAGGCCGGGGGCAGCCTGGGGCTGTTCGACGTGATTGCCCTGGGCCGGCACGACGTGCGGGCCATTCAAGTGAAATCCGGCACAAAGCGACTCACGCCCCTGGAGCGCGAGGCCATCAAGGCGCTCGTCCTGGCGCCCGGCGTGAGCAAGGAGTACTGGCGCTACATCGACCGGGTCCGCGCTCCGGTCATTGAACATCTCTGAGCCCCTGTGCTATTGTCCCCGGCCAGCGGGTGCGCCCTCCGCTAAGGGGCGCCGGGTCCTGACGCCGTCACGGTCAGGTGGCGCCGCCCCTTCTTGCTTTGGTCGAGGGACGGTGCGAGCAGGCCGAAGCCTCCTGCACAGAGCTTGTGCAAGCACGAGGAGGACTCTGTGGCCACGCTCACTGTCACCGCCAGGAACTACGCTCGTCCCATCCGTTTCTCCCGGCTGGCCTACTACGCGGAGGCCGCGGGTCAATCCTTCAAAGTCGGTGCGCTCGTCGGCCTTGCCGCCGGCGTAGCCACGGCGGCGGTCACGGACCCCGCAGCGGGGACGCTC